GGTCACGGTAAACTTGATATCTACCAGCCAAAGTACCAACTCTTTCGATACCCATGTTGTATTGGTCTTGCTCAGGAGCTGCGTTTGATACGTGGAAGTACTCCAAGTCATCAAAGATTGCAGAAACCTCAGAAGATACAACAATCCAGTTTGCGCCACCTCTTAGAGTTGACTTGTGGATTTGTGCAGAGATTTGGTTGATTGCAGTGATAAGAGTCTGGTTCCAGTCCTTTTGAGTGTAAGGAGTTGTACCAGCAGAGAATCTCTTCCATCCGTTGTAGTCCCAACGAAGGTTCCAAGATGCAGCTTTTCTCAAGTCTCTTAAGATTTCACGGTCAATTTCAGCAGCTACTTGCTCAGACAACAACGCAGTCAATTCTGCTTCAGCGTCGATGTTGTGGAATGCAGCTACGTCTTGAGCCATTTCAGGAGACCATTGTGCTCTAAGTTTTCTTTCAGTAACCGAAACAGTCACAGACTGAAGGTCGAAAGAAACTTCACCAATTTTATCTTCGAATTCAAGATTCTTATAGATTCTGTAAGTTGCAGTGAATGCCTGACTGTTAGCAGTTGTTGAAGAGAATGTAGAACCTGTGTAGCCGTCAAGTGATGAATCACCACAAGAAATACATACAGGAACTTGCAAATCAACTTCAAGATAGATTTTACCTTCAGCATCACAAACATTGTAGTAAGTACCACCATCAGTCAAACTGTTAGGGAATACCAACGTAGTGTCTTGACCGTAGTCAACGATACCTTTACCGTATCTTTGTGTAACAACTCTAAACAAGTAATTGTTATTTACGTTAGCAGATGTGTAAACGTTTCCAGCAGCACCACGGATTTGAAGGTCAGTCAAGAATTCTTCAGTATCCATTGGTTGACCGTTAGGTCCGATAAGTTGACCAGCTCCAGCAGAAGCAAAGCCAGACATCATGATAAGAACTTTTCTGTAGTTATCCACACCGTAAGCTGAAACAACCAATTCAGAACCTACCCATGCAACAGTTCTAGTTCCAGCAGTAATTGCTGAGAAAGAACCTTTAGAGTAGTCATAAAGACCTGGAGGGTCCAAAGCTGGTTCGTTACCTTCGTAGAATCTATCGTAAAGGTCTTTTTGAGTGTTATAGTCATAACCACTGTTTGGAACTTGACCTTCTGCTGCGTTTGGTGCTCCGTAAGGTGCCCAGTGCTCGTTATCATTTGCTCCAGTGTAAGACTGAATGTTAGGTACGAAGTAGAACAACTTACCGATAGGAAGGTTCATTGCTTGTACAGAAACGATGTCGTTAGCCAAAAGCTTAGAGAAAACTCTACGTACGATTGGGAAAACAACAGTTTCGAATGAACCTGAGTCAGCTGTTGATGATGCTTCGTTAATCAAATATGACGCTTGGTTTTCATACAACTGCGCGATATTTTCTTTAAGGTGACCGTTAAGTCCTTCGAGGAAACCTAACTTGTCCCATTTGTTAATTGTATCTTCTTTGATAACTTTAAGGTGCTTAAGACCGATGTTACCAACAAGACCACTTTCTAATAATGCTCCCATTTTTGTTTTTTTTTATTTAGGATTTTTATTTTTTTACAATTTAGACATCAAATCCTTAATTCTTAAATATTGAGGATTTTCGTATGTCTTAGACTCTATAAGAGTAGTTGCAGAACCAGAAGTTTTTGTTGTGTTCAACTGTCTCTCAACGTTTTCAGAAATGTTCTTCGTTTCAACGTGTGCAAGTTCATCTTTAAGAGTTTTGTAGAGTTGCTTTGATTCTTTTAGAGATTCTACCGAATCAAATCTTCTCAAGATGTTAATTTTTTCTTTCTTGGTAGTGGAATGCTCTGTGAACAATCTTGTAGCATAAGCTAAGTTAGAATTAAATACAGCAACTTCATTAAGTTTTTCTCTGAACACGTTCAAAGCTTTTCTATATTCTTCATTCTTTTCTCTGAGCATTTTCAACTCAACATCGATTGATTCTACTTTAACACCATTATCACCATAAACATAATTTCTGTTGTTTGTGATACCTTTTCTTAAACCTCTACCTTCTTTCGAACCCATACCATAAGTTCTAGCAGCTTCTTTTGTTTCTTCTTTGGTTTCATAGTCTTTTTTACCAGGATGTGTTTTTGACTTGTCACCTTTGTTACCACCAACTTTTCCTTCGTAGTCTTTAAAGTGTCCATCTTTACCCTCACCAGCTTTCTTTTCAACACCGTCTACTTTCTTACGTCTGTATTCGTGTTTCTTAGAATCTTCTTCCATTTCACCTTCTTTGAACTCAAATTTTGCTTTACCAGTTCCCATAGTTTTAGGTCCAGCCTTTTTGTGGTCATCAAATCCTTTCTTTGGTAATGTACTATCGTACCCAAACTTAGGTTTGCCCATTCCAACGCCTTTTGGTTTTACAGTCATTTTAGCTTCGGATAGGTCGTAGTACTCGCCCATCATGTCCGAATCTTCATCGTCCATCATGTCTTCAAGTTCTTCTTCCATTTCTTCCTCATCCATTTCTATTTCGTACATGATTTCGTCTTCTGACTCACCTTCCATATACAAAGCGTCTAACACAGCTTCTAAATCCGCATCTTCTTGCATATCTAGTTCTGTAAAATCCATTCCGTATTCCATCATGTCTTCACCTTCTTCCATTTCTTCGTCCATTTCCATCATGTCTTCGTCTTCCTCCATTTCGGATTCTTCAAGTTTCACGATGTACTCAACGTCTTCATTTTCGTCGGTTAAATGAATATCATCACCATCTTTTACCACAACAATTCCATCTTCTGGACTCATCGCTTTAAAAGCTTTAATAACTTCATCATCAGACATGCTGGTCATATCAATAGTTTCCTCCGAATCATCGAAGTCCATATCAATACCCATGTCTAGTTCATTAGAGTCTTCCATATCTTCACTTTCATCACCCATGTCTAAATCCATGTCCAATTCTGTGTCGATTTCAACCTCGTCTTCTTCTTGTTCAGAAAGAGATTCCTTTACTAACTGACTGATTTCTTCCTTCATAGTAGAAGCAAGTATTCCTTTTGCGTTCTCGGCAATTACCTCTTCAACATTTTTCATTTGAATGAGTGCCTCTTCAACTAAATTTTTAGTTTCTTGCATGTAAATTGTTTTCCTAATAAATAGTGTTTAAAATAAAAAAATCCGTCTAAACCCATTTCTAAAAAGAAAAAGGTATAAACGGAAAATAAAAAAGGTGGGTTTCCCCACCTTTTAACGATTACTCGATTACCTCATCGATTTTACTTTCTACTACTGAGACAATCCGCCAGTCGTGTTGGAAGCCGGTATACTTTGTAGTAACCTTTGCTTCTACATCAGTGACTGAGAACCCGTTTACGAGTTTCTCCTCTCTGATTTTTTTTACGCGACCAGAGTTCTCATCTGGTAAATCATAAACGATTTTAGCAACGAAGAATTTTTCATTCATAATAAAGTGTATTAAATTAACGATTTAAATAATCGGTTAATTTTTTCATTAAATCAACTGACTTACCCATTCCAGAGTCAGAAATTTTTTTATTTTTTTCTTCATCCAGGTTTTCTTCATACATACTTCTTTCTTCAGGGTTACCAAAAAGGTATGCTCCAGGTGTTGAAGGCGAGGATACTAGGTCAAAACAGATTAGTTCAAAATCATCTTGAACTTCATTTTGCTCACCAATTTTTTTCAATGAACCAACCCCCCTTGAAGACACACCCATAGTAACGCCTTGGCGCATAAGGTTAGCTGCGATGTCTCCTTTTGTTGAAACAATACCGCTCTCATGAAAACCAGGTGACGTAAGAAGCTTTAATTTACCCATAAGGATATGTCCGTCCCACCAAATGTCTGTGATGATGTGAGCAACTCTATCAAGGTCAATTAAGGATGATTCTGGGTGGTTAAGCTCAGAGGTTGACAAACCTTTTTTAATCGCAGTTTTGTATCTATCAGCCTCACGTTTTAAAATCCTCTCAGGATAGACACGACCATTACGATTTGGTACTCCATATTTTTGAAGTACGGCATAAAATTCAAATGGATTTCTGTAATCCATATCTTTTTTTTCCGAAAGGAATGCCTCGTTAAGTGGGTCTTTTGGTGAAACATACCCAGCATCCATTTCAACAAGGATACCTTTACCGCTCTCTCGGGGGCCTAGTATACGTAAATCTTTCATCATATCTTTTTAAAGATAAATATTATACTAGTTGATAGTTTTTACTTTTGATTTTTCTTTAGTGGAACTAAATGTGAAATAATCGTTTTTTATAATACAATCCCGGTAAATTTCTTTAATAATTTTTTTAATAGCTTCTTTGAGTTGTGAGCCCTTGAAATCCATTTCTTGTTTTGCAAACAAATTAATTTCTAAATTCATA